CAAAAGCTCAAATCTGCTATTTTTTGCTTTTTTAGTCATTCTTTTTCCGAAAAAAATCTCATCTACTCTAGCCCTGTTTTTGTTCAACACCGAACAGGTGCGAACAGATGCGAACAGATGCGAAATTTTCACAGCTTATGAAAAGACTTAGTTATATCTGCTGCGTGCAGCGCATTCCTGTCAGCAAGTTGCCTTTCGATACACTTCTAGGCAACCTCACTTTTGACATTCCCGAGAGCTATGAATGGCCGGTCGTTAAGTGTCAGAAGCCTGCCAAACTGGAAATAACCGACAAAATAGAGGATGGTGTGCGTTTCTACACCCATAAACTCACCTTCCGTACATGCCGCGAAGACCTGGACATGAAGGACAACTATGCCTATCTGGTCACAACCATCGAGAGCAAACGCTATCTCATTGGCAACAGGGAGCGTCCATATCCTATTATTAATATGTCAGATGTCCACCCTGATTCCCTTGGTACTTCTGCCATGATCGAATACACGGTTCAGTGGGGGAGCACCCGAAAAGCACCGTTGATAGCCTGATTTACGTATTTTTCAGTTGGCAATTGCCATGTTATCTTTGCATCAAAAAAGATAAGCGCATGAAATACGGAATGATGATATGCGGTACAATCGGAGCCGGCTACGACTGGTGGTCTGGCACCTACGGTACACGTTCCAAGGATGTCAAGGCCTACCTTGACGCTCACCCTGACGAGGAGGTGGACATTGCCGTCTCCTCGCCGGGTGGTTATGTTGATGAGGGCTTGACCATCTATCAACTTATCAAGGACCATGGACATGTCAACGTCCACATTATGGGCATGACCGCTTCCATCGCTACAGTCTTGTGCATGGGTGCCAAACATATTGACATGTCAGTCGGCAGCACCATGCTCATTCACAATGCCTCCACAGGAGTCACGGTATGGGAGTCTGCCAACAAGGAGAAGCTTGACGAAATCATCAAACTCTGGCAGAAGCAGCGCAACGACCTCGACACCATTGACAAGGTCATCGCTTCCGTCTATGCCAAGCGATCGGGCAAGTCCAGCGACGAGATGCTGAAGCAGATGGGCAAGGAGAATTGGTTGAGTCCGGAGCAAGCTTTAGAGTTGGGCCTCGTAGATGAGGTCAGAGACCTTGATGACGAAGACAAAACGCGTCAGACCAATCTCTCCAAGCGCTTCACCAACGCTTTCTGCTCCAACATGGGTTTGCCGCCATTGACGGGAGCGACCGCTGATGAGCCATCCAAAACATTTCTCGAGAAGGTTGCTGCCTCTCTCAGGGATATGTTCAAGAATAATTCACAAATATCAAACATGAAGAAGAAATTCCTCAATCTTCAGACCCTCCTCAATCGCAAGGAGGATTTTGAGGTTAGCGATGAGAAAATTACTCTCACCGATGCAGAGATGCAGAAAATCGAGGATGCTCTTGCCCAGAAACAGAAGGACTTGGATGACAAGTCTGCTGAGCTCGACAAAGCCAGCCAGGAGGTCAAGGACCTGAAGGCGAAGGTAGAGCTGAAGGACAAGGATATCCAGGACAAGGATAAGGAGATCAAGGATCTCAAGTGCGCACCGGGTTCTGATACCCATGATGACGTCACACCGGAGGTTGACAACGTTGACCCTGGAGTTATTTTCAATGCTTTGAAGCAGATCAACTAAAAATGGCAGCATTAGACAATACAATTCAGATTACTCCTGATGCACTGAAGACCAGCTTCGCGAAGTACCGCAAGGACATCATTCAGATGCCGGTACGCGCTCTTGACGAGGCTGCAAAATTCATGAGCCGACGCGTGGGCGTTCGTGGCAAGGAGACTGTCGGAGAGCTCGCAGGCGACATGGAGCTCGGGCCATACTCTCTTACTCGCAAGGATGAGAATGGCGTTACCATCACAGGCCGTACCCTGGAGACATTCCTTGGTTCATGCGTCAAGCCTTTTGAACCAAATAAAGTTCGTGAGTCTATCTATGGCTCCAACGTATTCCAGGGCGATGCGCTCAAAAACCAGCCAATCACCAAGCTGATTGGAATGTTCCTGGCAGGCAAGATAGGTGAGGCACTCTTCAAGAACCTCTTCACCATGAAGCGTAACCCAGCTGGCTCTGGTACCGCAGACCTCGCTGATGGTTTCAAGACCATCAGCGATGCGGACATCAAGGCCAAGGCGATTTCTGTTGAGAAGGGCAACCTCTTCAATACAACCGCGATGACTGGTGTCAACGCTGTCGATGCTATCGAAGGATTCTATGATGCTGCCGATGAAAAATTGAAAGGCATCAGTACATACATGTTCATGAACAGCCATGAACTCACGCTCTACCGCCGCTGTTATCGAGACAAGTACGGCTCGGTCAATTGGAACAATGAGTTCAACCACAACAAGTTGGATGGAGCCAGCAACTGCACCCTCGTGGGTCTTGACAACGTTCCTGCGGGCTACAAGATCATCACTCCAGGAAGCAACATGCTCATCGGTTTGGCCGTCGAGGGCGACAAGGCGAACTTTGGCGTAGAGAAATCTCTTGACTCTCACTTCCTGGTTGACTTCATCGCAACCATGTACTTCGGTACTCAGTTCGAGTCGATTTCAAAGGAACGCATCCTCTTCGGTTACGACACTATCCCTGCAGAGTAAGGGATAGCTGTCCATGGTTATACATTATATTATATATTGATATATGGCAACAAAGAAAACATGTGCTTCTACCGCAGACCTTTATGAGGATGTGTTGAAGTGTCCTGGTGAGAAGAGACTGCCTGGTACCAGAGCCTACGGCTTTTGGATTCCACGACGTTACATCACCAAGTTTGCAGAGCCACAGAAGGAAACAGCTACCTCACTCAAGGATTATCTCGTAATCAAGGATAGCCACACGATTCAGGCAGACAAGGTCTGGATTAAGATAGCCTTAATCTCAGACAAGAGTTCCTTCTCGCCAGAGTCACAGGGTGAACAGGGTTGCAAGACCATGAATAATAAGGCTACACTCGTCATTCCTGGTACTGAAGAGGAGGCGTCTGCCTTGTCATCACTGCTTCTCAATGAGGATGGCATCTTTATGCTGCCCGAGCGCAACGGAAAGCTTCGCCAGTTTGGTGACGAGACCTTCGAGGTCAACGTGACACCATCACAGTCTTCTGGTGCAGGCATCGCAGACGAGACCAACACCACACTGGAGATCTCTGTCAACTGCGAGACCATGCCTCCATTCTATTATGGTACCCTCACAACTGCTGAAGGAACCATCAGCGGCAAGGATTGCAAGCCAGTGACGGTAGAACCTTCAGACAAGGGCGAACAGCATTAACACAGGGTACTTTATTTCCAGAATAACTACAATCGGTGGCGGGGCGATGCTTACATGAGCTCGCCTCGCCATTTTAATTTTCTCATTTTTATGAATGATCCGAAATTCACTGAAAAGTTAAAGAAGTGGTTTGACTGCGAGCATACCGATGCCAACATCAGGGAGGGAGCGCTGCTCCTCCTTCAGATGAATAACAACCGCCACCTCTACCAGCTCATCAACTTTGACCCTCAGGGCAAACTCGAGTTGCTTAAATATGAGCTGCAGAAGCATCTCAACTATCGCATCGAAGGTATGACCATCGATGATGTGAGGGACTACGACAAGAAGGTCACGCCTATCCTTCAGACTGCGGTTGACAAAACCACAGATGCCGACAATATTGCCAAGCAGCTTGCCCCTCATCTTCCGGTCGTGGAGTCAGAAAACCTCGATTCCATCGTGCCTTCTGCCATCGTTGCCAAGGGCAAACGAGCAGATCATGACCAGTTGCCTGATTCCATCAAGGAAATCTGGGACAACAACTGCGCTCTTTGGAAAAAAATCAAGGAACACTTTGAGGCTTGCAAGGCTTACGACATGTCATGTGACAGATACGAGGGCTTGCATGCTGCTGACGAAGACTTCAAACGTATGCTCCTTACACTCAAGGAGGAGTACTATGCATACAAGCAGGCCATGGATGTCTACGACCACGCCCAGCCGGGTGAGTGCGGTGAGCAGGCACAGGCTGATACCAAGACTGAGGCTGCCATCACGGCAGGTCAGATCAGCAACGCCCGTTCCTACATTACAAAGAACCTCGACAAGGTCATAGGCTTCCAGAACAGTGGCGATACTGCCAAGGCTGCCGAGTGGCGTGCCAAGGTGAATGAGCGTGTGCAGCTCTTGATTACAGCCAAGGCTGAAATCACCGCTGATACCATCGCCAAGCTTCAGCAGGCGGGCATAACCGTCAGCGAGGAGCAGAAGGCAGAGGAGACTGGAGACCATGAGGTCAACACAGATACAGCAAGTCCTGAAGCCGCTTCAGCAGAGTAGCTCGCAGGTCTTCCTTGGCCAAGGTCTTCACACCCTTGGGCTGTTGGGGTGGATTCTGGAGCAGACAGGTGCAGCGCACATTGCCGTCACCACCTTCTCCACATCTGATGCCTTCCTCTGTGGAGTCATCAACCTTCGCAAGCGAGGGTTGATTAACTCCTCAGTGTTAGTGGCAGACATTAAAGCTTCAAGTAAAACTTTAAAGCTAAGTCGCTTGATGACAGAGGCTTTTGACTCTGTTAGGCTGACGCTCAACCACTCCAAGGTCATGCTCGTTGCTAACAACGAGTGGTTAGTCTCCGTGATAACATCTCAGAATCAGACTTATGGTGACCGTGCAGAGTGCACGTTCATCACGACTGACAGAGATGTCTATCTCAATCTCAATAACATGCTCAATAATTTGCTGGATGATACGACAACAATTTCCCTATCTGGAAGAGAGTGAACTTTACCTGCAGACGGTCTATGACCTGGCAAAGACCATGACACCGGTCGAAGAGGTGCCCATCATGATGGAACTGTCTCCCGACGAGGCCATGGCCATGCAGTTGGAGCTGCAGGAGCCGCGCTCACCCTATCGACACCGCTACCTCAAAGGTTTAGCGGAGACCGCTAACGAGCTGCGCATCAATAATATCGCACTCGCCAAGGTAGGTTCTCCCGGAGCCTACCAGTCCATCATGTCGCAACTCTCGCAGATTATGGCTAACCTCAGTTAGATATGAGTCTACCAGTCAACATTGATGACTACATGAAGTACATGCCTCTCAACGAGGATGAGCTTCAGGAACTTCATATCTCCGCCATCGTCAAGGCGAGAGTGGAGCGGCTGCGTGGCTGCTACGCCTTCTGGCTGCGCTATCCACGCTTTACCGTCAGGGAGATGGTTGATCAGGACAAGGCCATGTTCGGCGTCAGCGAGACCCAGGCATACGATGATATTCATCTCTGCCAGGTCATGCTCGGCAACCTCAACGCCGCCTCAAAGGAGTTCTGGCGATGGAAAGTCAATCAGGAGATAGACGAGGACCGCAAGGCTGCCAAGGCTGCTGGGGATTTCCGTGCGCTTGCCGTGATGCAGAAAAACCGCATCAAGAATAACCGAACCGACACGCCTGATGAGCCGGAACTTGCCTTCGACAAGATTGTACCAGTCGAGTTCCGCATGACGGATGATCCGTCAGTAATCGGTTTGCAGAAGATTCCAAATCTTCGTGCGAAAATCAAGAAAATGGAGAAGCGCTACTCGATGCCGGACATCGAGGATGCCGACTTCGAAGAACTTCCGCCAGATGATGACAGCAAGACCAAAGGAGTTATTTTTCAATGACGAGCAGTCGCGCGTCCTTCAGCTCATGCCTAAGACGCTGGTCTGCGAGTGGGGGCGAGGCACCGGTAAGGGTGTGGTCGAAGCTGGCCGCATCCTCTATGCCGTGCAGCACATGCCGGGTTCGTGTCTCGGCATGGTGGCTCCGTCGGTCAAACGATGCCAGACTAACATCCTTCCTTCAGCTCTGGTTCACCTGGAGGAGTGGGGGTACAAGCGAGATGTTCACTACATAGTGGGCAAAAAACCATGGAAGGCGCTGCATTGGCAGGAACCACACTTCCAGCCCATGAACTGGGAAAATACCGTAGCCTTCTATAATGGCAGCTACCTCAACATCATCTCTCAGGACCGCAGCGGTACCTCCAACTCCCTCTCACTCGACCATGTTTTTATCGACGAGGCGAAGTTTATCGACTGGGAGCAGCTTAACAATGAGACGCTCCCTGCCAATCGAGGCAACAAGCAGCTGTTCGGTGACTGCTGCCTCCACCATGGTCTGACCATTACTTCAGATACTTCAGCAACAAAGAAAGGTTCCTGGTTCATGTCCTGGGAGAAGAAGATGGATAAGGAGCTGATTGCTACTCTCGAGACGGTACTGGTGCATCTGCATAGCATCCGAAACAAGCTGGCTGCTCACCCAGAGCGGTACGATTACTACATGTCGCAGGTGCAGAAATACGAGAAGGTTCTGCACTCCCTCCGCTCCTATGCCCTGGTGTATTCCAGGTGCTCGAGCATTCAGAACCTCGCAGTTCTGGGCGAGGACTTCATCAGACAGATGAAGCGAGACCTGCCAAAGATGACCTTCCTCACGAGCATCATGTGCCAACATGTAGGCATCGCACAGGATGGTTTCTACTCCGGGCTTGATGAGGATCGCAACTTCTATACGGCACCGAACACCAGGTTCCTCAATGACCTGCAGTATAAGTTCGACCCTAAGCACGACAAGCCGGACTGCCGCATGGATGGCGACCTGGAGGACGGTTTACCGCTGATCATCGGTTCAGATGCCAACAACAACATCAACTGTGTCGTTGTCGGGCAGGTGGGTTCCGATACCAAGCTGCGCATCGTCAACTCATTCTATGTGAAGTATGACAAGAAGTTGCCTGAGCTGGCTCAGGACTTCTGCGATTATTACAAGTATCTCAAGAACAAGCGAGTCATCTTCTACTACGATGCCACCTTTGTTGGCAACTCCTATGCGACCCACAACGATAAGTTCTACCAGATTATCACCAAGGTGCTCCGACGCAATGGATGGCTCGTTACGGAGGTTTACATCGGCAAGCCGATGAACCATCTTGAGAAGCAGTTGCTCATCGACCGCATGTTCAAGGGTCATGCGCGCCACATGGTCCTCATCAACCAGGACAACAACGAGGATCTGATCATCTCCATCGAGAGTGCCGGCTGTTATAACAACGGCAAAGATAAGCGAGGCGAAAAACTCGTGGAGACAGACGAGGACAGGCTGGAGAACCGCACCGACTTTTCCGATGCCTTCGATACCGTCTGCATTGGCGTGGACAAGTTCCCTCAGACCGTCCTCTACACGGGAGGCATGAGCAACTATTACCCTCGATAGACTATTTCGTTCTTTTAATTTATAAGTTTTAAGTTTTTATTTTATGTTTTCTTAGGCTGCTGGCTCGTGAGAGTTGGCGGCCTTTTTTTGTGTTTTTCAATCTTGCTGCAGAAGCGGTATCGCCTTTTGGGCGATGGTTGTTTGATGCTGTTCCGTACATTTTTTATTGCATTCTCCGCCGCCCGTCATGTGTTCCCACCCGAAATTTCCTGTGCAAAGTTAGCTGCTGGCGATTCAAACTTGTGTATGAACCTGGGTTAACAAAAGCCAAAGGTTCTTCACGTTTCACTAAACCTTTACCTTTTGTTAACACAGAACCCCACACCTGTTTGCCTCTGCCAGCGCATTTTGAAGCACAGGAAAAATCGAAAGGGCACACCGAGCTTTGAACGGAATGCAATTAAAAAAAATACTCCACAGCAGGAGTGGGAAAAATCTCTGGACTCCCAAACATTACCAGAATACAATTTTCAAACTTTATAAATTTTTTCGATATGAGACAGAATTATTTCTTTGAGTACGTTCCAAACGCTTATCTCAACCTTTGCGTTGACAAGGCACAGCAGTTGGCAAACAACCGCTTCATCTACGACTTCAAGGCAGGCAAGCCAGCTGCAACACGCTTTTGCGCTGAGTTGTTAATCAGCTATCTGACAAGGCAGTATAGCACCATATTAAAGGACTTTGTGGTCGTTTTTGCCCCGACAAGTGCACAATGGAAGTACAACAAGCGATTCGGCTATCTCGCTGCCCTTTTGAATGCAGCAGGCATCGCAACCGCAAATGAGCACGTGAGCATCTACGGCGAGCGCAAGCCTACCCACAACGGAGGTAGCCACTTCGTCAACGAGTCACTTTTTCATGTCAGCATCAATGCTGACTTCTTCAAGGGCAAGAACGTGATTCTATTTGACGACCTCTTGACTAGCGGAAAGACTATCGAAAGCTTCAAGAAGCAGTTAGAAGCGGCAGGTGCTTACGTGGAGCGTGAAATCTTCGTAGGTCGAACAATTCACCACTGCCCAATCAGCAACCGAGGTATCTTGCAGGAGATGGAAGAAGGATTCTATGAAGCCGTAGCACGTTCAAAGAGATGTTTCCCGCAGGGAGTAAAAATCAATAAGTTCAACCATATAAACAATGTAGCGTAATGAAGAAGTATAGTAATATTCTAGCAGACGAGCGTCCGGAGTTCAAGGCGGCTAACTACGGATTCGATACTCTCAGTAACACAGAGTTGTTATCCATGATTATCAATCGAGGAGCCGGAACCACCGAAAGCCTAAGCCAGGCTAGGCAACTGATGAACATGGCAGACAATAACCTCAGTAACCTTGCAAAGTTATCCATTGACGAAATGCAGGTAGTGCAGGGGATAGGCGACTGCAAGGCGTTGGCAGTACTCGCAGCCATCGAGCTAGGCAAGCGCAGAGCACTAGAGCGCATGCCGACAAAGCCAGACCTAGGAAGCAGTCTAGCCATCTACAACTACATGCTTCCGCAGATGGCAGACCTCAAGGTGGAGCAGGCACACGCCATCTTTATGAACCAAAATTTCAGACTCATTAAAAGCGTGAAGCTGAGCCAGGGAGGGATAACGGAGACTTCCGTGGATATACGTATCCTCATGAGGGAGGCAGTTATGAGCGGCGCAACTATCATGGCATTCGTGCACAATCACCCATCGGGCAACACGCAGCCAAGCAAGGCGGACGATATGCTGACCCAGCAGATAGCCAAGGCTAGCCAAATCATGCGCATCTTCTTCATGGACCACGTCATCATCACAGACGGAAGTTTCTACAGCTATCACGACAAGGGCAGACTATAGGCACCATGGGCAACGTGATGGGAACACGTTGCCCTTTCACTTGCTTGCAAACTTACTGATAACCGCGGATGAAGGAAGGGGATAGAGATAGCGAGAGCGATGGCAATTCGGGGCAGCAGTCGGGGATAGGGGCAATTGCCACAAGAAAAATCCCTTACATATACCGCTCCAGTCAGCCGTGGCAATTGCCTCCGAGCGTAGGGCGGTGGGGGCTATGCTTACAGCAAGGCACGCCCTTTTTTGCTTCAACTTTCTAAAAATCCATGATTTTCAGCAAGTTGGCAAAAATGACCGTGGAAAATTTGTGCATAATGCCCAAATTTTGCAATCAATTGCCATTGATTGCCCGCTCGAAAACGGCTACTTATGCCAATTTCCATGAAATTGCCACAAGAAACGAGCCGTTTTCGAGCGAACCCCTACATTGCATTTCGGGGTAAAAGAGGTAATAACATTGTTTGACATCATTCAAGAATGATGAGAAAAAGAGGTAAAAACCGTGTTTGATGGGGGTGAAATGTTAAATCTTAGTTAATATAACAAAAATGTTACCTAAATATTTGGTTATATATAACTTTTTTGTTACCTTTGCATCGTCGAAATGACAAAGAGTTCATTGATTTTATGAAAACAAAAGATTTGATTAAGAGACTGAGAGATGCGGGATGCGTCCTGTCTCGACATGGTGGAAATCACGATAAGTGGACTAATCCTAAAACGGGTAAGTCGCAGTTCGTGCCAAGACATAGTGGTGAGGTTCCTACGGGACTTGCCAATAACATCTTGAGAGACTTGGTTGGGGCTTAGCCCCAACCTTCCACCCTTAAATCCTTTTGTGTTTTGTGAGGGATATGGACTCTTTTTTATAAGGTAACTATATAAATAATATATTAATATGAAGGTACAGATTATAGTGGAGCAGGCATCTGATGGCAAGTTTTGGTGCTATACAGAGCAGGGCATCGGAAATGTTGGTCTGAGTGCCATGGGTGACTCTGTGGCAGCTGCAAAAGCTGACTTGATGGAATGCTGCGAGGAAGCAAGGCAGGATGCTGAGGAGAATGGCAAGGCGTTCCCCGAGGTGGAGTTTGAATATAAGTACGACCTTCAGTCGTTCTTCAATTACTTCTCTTTCCTCAACGTCTCGGACATCGCAAAAAGAGCGGGCATCAATCCATCGCTCATGCGACAATATAGCCGTGGCATCAAAAAAGCTGGAGAGAAGACTTACGAGCGTCTCACGGCATGTATGGCTGGCATTACTAAGGATTTACAGGCAGCCGTGTTCTAACATAGGCTGTGTTTTCATAAAACAATAAAATGAACTCTTTAAGCCCCTGGTGCGTGACGCATCGGGGGCTTTTTCGTCTCCAAATGTTAAAAATGAGTTAAACATAAAAGAAAGTTTATGTTTTGTTTGGTTATTAAAGGAATTTTATGTACCTTTGCATCGTGATTAGATAACAAGATGTTTAACAATTAAATTTTAAGCGCATGACACAAAAAGAGTTAGAGCAAGAAATTAAAAGAAAGGAAGACGAAATCAAGGCTCTTCTTGAACTGAAAGACTTGGTTTTCGATTATGAGAGACAGATTGATTTGAGACTCGCAGACCTTTCTAAGCTTTACAAGCAAAGAAAAAACTAAAAAAGTCCTCCCCTACGGGGGAGGTTCTTTGAACAATATAAATATAAGAATATGGAGAATATTAAAGAATTAATGGCAGAGTACATGGCATTGGCTAGCAAGCAGGATGCCAAGAGCAAAGAGCGCAGAGACGAGATTCATCGCTATCTCAGCGCAAATGCTACGGAGGAGGATAAGAAATATATTAGTGAGGTGGTTGTAGATAGAGTAGCAAACTTGAAACTGGAGGTTGCCACTTTGCGTGAGCAGCTTGCAGAGGCAGATTACAAATTGCTTCCACTTCGATACATCGCACAGAAATACTTCGGTAAAAGCGCTGCATGGCTCTCTCAGCGTCTCAATGGGTCAGAGGTTCGTGGTCATGTTTACACGCTCAATTCCGAGCAGAAAGATATTTTCAATCGTGCCGTCCAGGAGATTGGACAACGCATTAGCGCTTTGCAGTTAGCATAGGGTTATCTATTCACACACCGTCCCCGACACGATTCCGTGCCGGGGACTTCATTTAAGCAGTTTTTGACATGAGAATTATTAAACTAAACGATGATGAGTGGAGCCACTCCAGTGATGACGGCAGTGGATACTCAAATGAGGGACATTTTCAAAACAAGAAGAATATGAATGAGAATAAGATTATAGACTACATATTGGGACTGTTCACCAAGAACGAAATGAGCAAAGATGATATTCATTGGACTATCAATGAGAAGTTTGATTATGACAATGAACCATTGCTGATATTGAACAGACTGATAAGAGAAGGACTCATCCTCGAAATGGGAGAAGCATACTATAGCCTTACCAGTGAAGGACGGAAAGCCAAAAACGGATACGCGAAATATGTAAGGAACCGAAAATTCTGGCAATACATCGACAAGGCCAACAAGGTTTCTACCCTTGTAAAGTTCCTCTATGGTGCAGGAGGCTTCATTGCTGGATGGCTGGCCAAGGCCTTAGCAAATGTTCTTGGCATGTAGCAGGGCTACCAGCAGAAACAGGCATACCAGGATAAGAACCAGGATACCTAGTATGCTTTTTACAGCATATCCCAACCCGCCATTTTTATGATAGTCGTGCCAGATGGGGCTGAATGCATCCAGCAGAGAGCGCTGCTGCTTCTCGAGTATCTCTACTCGCTTCAAGAGATCTTTTTCTTCCATACCTTATATATTATTCTATTAAAAATGAAAAACGATGCAAATATACGGAATTTTCACGGAAAATCGAGGAAAATACGTGAAAAATCGAGGAAAATGCACGGAAAATCGGGGAATTTCCGAGGAATCCATTCCCTGATGCGGCAGAACCGAAGGGAGATCCTGCGGTCGTTTCCGGTCATTTTCGGTCGTTTTCGCAGTCATTTCCGGTCATTCCCGGTCATTTTCCGATTGATTCCGATTGATTCCGGAAAATCTTTCCTTTTCTTTCCTTTTTATTCCTTCTCCTCCTCAAATCACCCCGATTTTATGCTCTAAAACATATTCCCTGCAGATTCTTCTAAAATTTCTCGCTTTTTTTTTGGCGGTTCCAATTATTCTTCGTACTTTTGCCAACGCTTAACAGATGATTGTAGACAATCCGGCAGGGCGACCGTTTCGCCTATGGCTTTTAGCCGCAGGCTTTTTTTATGCCTAGGAAAATCTTTTTTCCAACTGGGAAAATAGATATGCCCAATACATGGCGGCTGCATGAACCGTAAGATTTGATTTGTCCTCTCGGATAAGCCATCATCTTGTTAGCAACGGGGAATGCGGCCGCCACCCTTTTATACAATCGGCTGTTAATGCTAACAAGATGATGCAATATGCAGAATTCTATTTTATTAAGTGATGCGCAGGTGAGACCTGCAGGCATCAGCGTTGAGGAGGGTATCAATACCCTCAAGTGTGCAATCAAGCGTGAGGCTAAGCGCCTCATGACTACCAGGAGCGAGACCTTCAGCTGTCTCTGCGATGAGAGCGTGACCTATGGAGAGGTTGTGCTCACCATGGTTGGTTTCGCAGCTGTGATGGCGATGGTCATGATTGGTGGTTTCATTTTCGGAGGGGAGGTGGCATGATGGTGAGCAGAATGACTACAGAGCTGTTTCATGCTCAGCTGGAGGAGAACATCGTGAGAGCTGCTGACGAGCGCAAGCGCCATCAGGCAGAACTGCAGGCTATAAGCCGGAACTACGAGAGTGAGCTGGACAGTATTGAACGTATGGAGAATGAAGCAGGGGAGAACTACCGCTGTGCCCGTAATGCTTTCGAGAATGCCAAGGCTAAATACAACGAGAAACTCCGTCTTTACAGAAAGCTTCGCAATGAGGCAGGATTCCGCAGAGACGAGGCGAAGGTTAAGGAGACCAATATTTGGACTCTCAACAACAATACCATCCAGAGCGACCGCCATAACATCTTCGAGAGATACCGTGATTCGGGGGGGTACTTACGGGAGCAGAAGCAGAACTCCTGCACCCAGGCTGGAGCAAAGACAAGAAAGGAGGAGTGAGCGATGAAAAAGAATAAGAAGAAAGTCAAGAGAGACGTTCTCTTGCTATATTTCCGCCGCCGTCGCATTCGCGCTGCGCTCGAAACACGTTGGTGGACGCTTGATATCAAGCGTAAGGAGCTATACAAACTCGTGGAGTACGCCAAGATTCAGTCAAGATACTGTGTTAATCAAGACTGCCACCGCATTGTCGGCAGATACCTCAGAGAACTGGAGCGAGAGGAGATACGTGTTACCAGACTTCAGACCAAATACGACCTTTGGGCATCCCGTCTGGGCTACTGGGTTGACCTCTATGAGACGGCATTGTACCGCCTGCACCCTGGAGACAGTATTTAAGTTTCACCCTTTAAAAAAAGAATATTATGCCAAGAAATACAGATTATTTCGACAGCGAGCAGTTTGAGCAGGATCTGCTCAACGCTTACTTCCACTTCCGCTGCAACCTCCCTATGAAGGATGCAGACACCGGTCTCGACTACAAGAAGAGTTTCAAGACCACCCAGGATATCGCCACGGAACTTGATGACATGGGCGGTGTCAGTATAGGAGCCATCAACCAGTACCTGCAGGCGCATGACTACCAGGTAGCCACGCAGCCAGACGGCACCGTGGCATGGGCAATGTGGGAGAGAGTTGTCAAGCCGGATAGCCTGGTTTAAGTTAAAAACTCATATAAATTTCAAGTACTACCATGTATTATGAATAGTTTTTCGTACCTTTGCAGCACGAAAAATTTTACAAAGTTTTGAAAAGCTTTGAAGCGGCTGGCCGCCCGTGAGGGTAGTCAGCCGTATTTTTATTTTTATCCCCTCCATATTATCTTTGCATCAAAAAAGATAATATATGACCATCACATCACTTCCGTCGGGCAGCTTCTTCCTTGAGAACCTCCCCGACATCGATATTCTCACGGCCAAGACGCGCCTGCTCGTCACCATCAAGATAGGTGATGATACCATCTACGATGAGTATCTTTATCCTGCCGATGGAGAGGTCAGAGTGAGCGACCTTGCCGACATCTTCCGTCCCTATGCACGCCGGAGGCTGGCAGTCACAGCCACCATCACCATCGCCGAGGAGCAGGTTCCGGACTCCGGAGACACCGACTCGGCTACAGTCACCGATACGCAGAAAGCCACCCTGAAGGTTTACTATTCCACCGTGGACATCGTGGGCGTGGACTGCTCCACATTCCTCAATACCCACTTCCTCACCCTGCTGGAGGGGCACAAGACCACCTACATGGGGCGACTGGAATATCTTCACTACATGGGCAAGGACTCGGCAACAGTCACCGCACACTACGCCGACAAATCTACGAAACCGTTTACCGCACCAGCCGTCGGTGGCAATGAAATCTACACCACCATCGACGTTTCTCCGTCTCGTTTCGAGACCGAGGGCACCGACCTTCTCTACTACGTGGTAGAGGCAGGCTCACGCTCCATGACCCTCATCATAGACAGCGAGGAGCGTGACGTGGCACCGACTCTGCTCTTCACGAACTCGTTCGGTTGCCAGGAGCTCATCTACTGCACGGGAAAGCACGAGGTTGATCCGCAATACACCCGCGATGCAGCCTACATGGGCGGCATCAGGGTTAACTACCGCATCACAGAGCAGCGCACCTTCAACGCCGATACGGGGTTTCTAGGCACAGACATGGCCAACTGGGCAGATGACCTCTTCCGCTCAGACGAGGTCTATCTGGTCAACTTCATCGGCGGCGTTGCCAAGGTGGGCAAGCGTGTCACCCTCTCAGACTCCAAGTCCAAGCGTGACAACCTGCGCGACAGCGTGCCACGCTTCACCTTCAGCTACACCTACGCACAGCGTCAGCACAATGTGCTTGACCTGCAGCGAGCCGGCCGTATCTTCGACAACACCTTTGATAACACCTTCAACTGATGAGACGCACGGCTTACCACCTCACAGAGGTGCTGCGCCTACTGGCCAAGGCAGAGCGAGACCGCTCCACCATTAACCTGAAGGCGTGGACATCAGACGGCGAGACCGTCGACTATACAGGATGGCTGGTCAGGGGCAGCAGCTGGCGAGGCGGTTTCCACCGTCTCGTCAATCCGGCAAATGCCGAGGTTCGCACCGTTCCGGACATCTACATTCACCAGTTCCTGGGCTTACCAGTATATTTATGACATGAAACAGAAAAAATATCAGCTTCAGCAAGTGGGAGCCAGCGGTTCCTACAGCCGCTACGCCCTCGTGGCAGAGGGTGTGAGCAGGGTTACAGACTCCACCACCATCGAGCAGCAGTATGGGCAGGATACCAGTTTCCTGGGTTCCGGAGAGGTGGGCGACGCCACCACGGGCATCCTGGAGGCTCAGGGCGGCAAGCTCTTCGAGTATGTGAACTATGGCGATGACAACGACATGCCATACACCCTGCAGCAGTTGCTGCGCCGCAACATGGTGGCGCAGCGAGCCATGGCGTTCAACGTGCAGTGTTGCTACGGGCAGGGCGTGCGCTTCATGGACAGGGAGACCAAGCAGGACACCACCGACGCAGAGATCCGCGACTTCTGCCTGAAGAACTCCATCCACGAGGTCTTCATGCAGCAAGCCACCGACATGAAGTTTTTCTTCTGGTCGGTAGAGGTCATCATCCTGAGCCGTGACCACTCCAAGATAGTCAACATCCGCCACAAGGACGTTTCCTACTGCCGACTGGAGGTACCCAATGACAAGGGGCGCATAGAGCATGTATTCTTCGGCGACTTCCGCAACGTCATGTCGCCGGTACATACCGAGGTTATCCCGCTGCTCGACCTCTACGACCCGCTGGGCGACCTCATGGCGCGCATGGGCAAGGCTCCGGACCCCTACACCGGCATCAGGGGCAAGGCTCCTGAGATGGGCAAGGACTGCAAGTTTGCCATCATTTCACGCATCCCGACACCCGGACTGCAGTACTATCCGATACCATACTATGCCAGCATCTTCGATGATGCCTGGTACGACATCTACCGTCTCATCGGTATCGGCAAGCGCTACATGATCAAGAATACCTCTGCGCCACGCATCCAGATAGAGGTGCACCGCGACTACTGGGAGGAACTCTGCAACAACGAGGATATCATCGACCCTGATAAGCGCAAGGAGCGCATCCTGCAGGAGAAGGACAACATCATCAACTTCGTGTGCGGACCGGAAAATGCAGGCAAGGCACTCATCACGGGCTACTACTTCGACCCAAACGGCAAGGAGCAGCGCATGGTGCGCATCATCAACCTCTCCGAGGGCAGCAAGAAGGAGGGTGGCGACTGGGCAGACGACATGAGCGAGGCATCCAACGCCCTCTGCTTCTCGCTGGGCGTGCATCCCAACCTCATCGGAGCCACTCCTGGAAAGAGCCAGATGAACAATTCCGGCTCAGACAAGCGCGAACTCTTCATCCTCAAGCAGTCGCTCGAGAAGGCATGCCACGACATCATGTGCAAGCCTTATCACGTCATCTCCCACTACAATGGCTATGCCGACCGTGGAGTAACCGTAGATGTGCCGATGATAGAACTCACGACACTCGACAAGAATAAGGATCAACAGACATCAATAGTTTCAAACAATGGCAACAATGAAGATTCAGATCAGCAAGGATGACTTCGAGCAGAGCATCCTTGCAGCCACCAGCTCGCACTCTGAGGTGTTCGAGTCGGTGGAACCGCATTTCAAGGAGTCCTATCTGCGGCTCTGCCAGCAGATACTGGGCGAGGTAGGAGAGGCGGCACTGGAGACCAGCGACGACCTGCGTGAAGCAGTCATCAAGGCGGTGTGCCTCGATGCCTTCCTCGGCGTAGTCAGACACCTCGACCTCGTGCTTACGCCTACAGGTTTTGGCGTTGTGGCAAACAACGAAGTCTCTCCGGCAAGTTCCTCCAGAGTAGAGGCACTCATTGAGCAATGCCGCATAGCCCTCATTGTGGCTCAAGACACAGTAATGACTCTTCTCACCGATGTTCCAGGCTGGGGGAGCACCCTACAGGCAAAGCAGGGCATCCAGACGGTTTTGTGGAGCATAGAGGGTTATTGTTATCTCACGAGACAGACCAGCATGACCTCCAAGGACTGGATGTCCAAGCTGGCAGCCATGCAGGAGGCAGACGCCACCCTGCGCAAGCTGGTGTCCGACGAGCAGATGGATGACATCATGTGTCTGGTCAGAGGGGTGAGAGAGGGCAATGAGTTTGAAGGAAGCGTGCGCCTCATGCTGAGCCGCAGCCTGATCATGTTGGCAAACGACAGGCTGTCGGCATACTCCAACGAGCGTGCGAGACTGCTCAGATACTTAGATGCACATCTCGATAAATTCCCATTATATGCGAATTCATCGGCATATAAGGCTAACCATTTCAAAGAGTTCGACAATGAAAAATCAAAACCTGCCTTCGTTTTCAACGCATAAAGATGGTACACAAGAGTTCAATTTCAAGGCGCCGTCCTCATGGGCGGAACTTTCGGAGGAACAGTTGCGCTATGTCCTCTACATCTTATCTTCGAATAGGGACAAGATTGTCGCCAAATGCCACCTCCTGGTTAGATTCTGCGGTCTTGAAGTACATAAGCACACCCGTACAGGGTGGAAATGCAGCGTGCTCTGTTCCGTTCCCGGTGAAATGCCAAAGAGGAAAGTCCTATACATTAGCAGCGCCGAGATTCTATCGCTTCTCAAAAATTTCGATTTCATCGACAAATTTACCGATTTTCGGCCTCTGCAGAGAGCTAGTGACGTTCTACTAACGGCAGTTGATAGCATGCTTCATGATGTCAGCTTCTACGATTACCTCAACATCGAGAAGAACTACCAGTTGTTCATGCTTAACCAGGAAGACAAGTTTCTCAGCAAGATGGCGCACCTCATGTACAGAACCGCAGATGGTTCTGCCGATGAAACCGCCCATTTTGAGCCTTATGAGCTTCTGGGCGTCTTCATGTGGTTCTCCAGCGTCAAGGAGTATTTCGCCGCCAACTTCACGCACTTCTTCAAACCGGCAAGAGAGGGTGGAGAGCTGCGCCGTGTGGACATTCTTCCTGCCATGCAGGCGCAGATCAGGGCACTCACCGATGGCGACGTGACCAAACAGCAGGCAGTCTATAATACCGACTGCTGGGCTGCCCTCACGGAGCTTGACAACAAGGCACGGGAGGCAGAGGAGTTCAAGGAGCGCAACAGGCAAAATAGTTAAAATTACAGCACATGACAGTAAAAAACTTCGATTCCATCGCATATTTCAAGCAGCTGGCTGCCGAATGCAGAACCTGCAGGGATTATAATTTTGTCGCAACAGAGTGTTCCGGACCCGATTCCATCCAGGGAGTCATGCAGCAGTTCCGCAAGGCATCCAACTTCATCATGGTGTCAGACACCGTTGACAGCAACACCCATTCCGTCGGAGAGGGATTCTTCGACCGCAACGTCTATACCGTCTGGATCCTGGCAGGCTACCGACGCGAGGACATGGCAGACCGTGAGCAGAAGCTTAACATCTGCCGCTATATCTTCCGCCAGTTCCTCAGCCGCATGCTCCACGACAAGAGCCGTGAGGCATACGACGGGCAGATGGAATTTCTGGACCTTACGCAGGTCTATTCGAGCGAGCTGGGCAGATGGTCCATGAATGGCGTCACGGGACTCTATTTCATGGTCACATCAGACGAACCTATCGACATACAGTATGACGAGAGCCTATGGCAGACCAGTCAACCATAGACGACCTGCTCAAGTACGAGCATGGTTGGGCTGATTCCATGGGCGAGTTCTGGCGAGAGCGCATGGAGCGGCTGCGTACCATCGATACCGGAGCATTATACCGCAGCATCAAGGCGCATATCGAGCAGGGCTCGACAACGACCATTGAGCACAATTTCCTCATGTACGGCATCTATGTTGCAGCAGGCGTTGGTCCGGCTCATGAGTGGTACCGCTGGAGCCAGGGAGCTAAAATCCGACGCATCAACGGTGGAGATCTCAACTTCCTCGGCGAGGAATACCGAGAGGAGCAGGGACTTGACAAGCCAAAGAAGGTGGGTCCTGCATGGGGCGGCAGGGTTGCCGGTGGTGACCCGAAGGGACCTCGCGACTGGTTCAGCCGAAAGTACTACTCGTCAGTCATGAAGCTCAATGAGCATGAAGCGGAATTCTATGGAGAGCGCTATCAGGGCTTAATGGCATCAGCCATCACGGAAATGTTTACAGGCATAGGAGCCGCACGCAACCTTTAGGGAGCGTATTTTTATCGGTTCCATCGGCATATTATCTTTGCAGACAAAAAAATAAATGGCAGACAAATTAGACAAGAGCAACCTTCAGACCCTCTTCGAGGGCATCAGAGACGAGCGACGCCTGCAGGCCAACACGGCAAACCGCATCGGAAACGCCTTCCTCTCGCTGCTGCACTTCTGTGCCGATGAGACCTCAGACAAGTATCTGAGCAGGCAGCATGATGATGCTGCTGAGGGCATGATTACCTTCCTGCGTGGACTCATCTCCGAGCAGATGGCGCAGCTCAAGGCGGGTGCACAGTTCGGTGACTTTGTCTCCGGGCTGTACAACGGCAAGGGCGCACAGGTCGATGACAATGGCAATGCAGAGGTTGAGAGCATCACCGTCCGCACATACATGCGGGTCATGGAGCTGATTGTCAACCGCCTGTCTGCGCAGGAGGGTGACACCTTCTTCACGGAGAGCGACACCATCGAGAGCGTTGACAGCCTGGGTGATGGATGCTATGGCCTGCACCTCCGCTCCAAGTATAGTGGATACTTCACGGCGCAGCATGTGGGCAACGTCATCAAGGGTGTGGTCAACAACATCGCCTCGGCAGCCAATTCAGGCACTTCGGCTGATTACTACACCTCATGGATGAGAGTCAACAGCGTCAACGCGGTTAAGAATTACATCGAGGTCACCCTCTATCCTGATGCCGATGTTCCGGCAGGCAAGAACTTCCCGCCGTGCGAGCTCATGAACATCGCCCGTTATGGCAACCAGACCGAAGAGTCGCTGCAGAGCTGCTTCTACATCTCCAGTTCCGAGGGGCGCATAGTCAAGCTGACGGGCGTCACCAAGCCGATACTGGATGATTACAACTACGGCATGGTCTTCGGCGACATGCCTGAGTTCGTCAAGTCGCTCGACCTTCCTATCGTCAAGGGCAGGGATTATCTCTATGCAGCCGGCATCATCACCCAGGACATCATACAGATCGACTACCATGGCAAGCCGATAGTCGATTATATAGACCGGGGACAGTGGTCAGGCAAGGCAGACTATTTCTGCTCAGCCCTCAATCCAGATACCGGCAAATTCGAGACATCAGATGTTTGGTACACAGGGTGCAAGTGGCGATGCCAGAAAACCGGTACCCATACCGCACCACGGTGGAACAATACCGACTGGGCGATGATAGAGGGCAATCCGGCATTCACCATTGACTTTCTCGAAGACGAGACGATCTATGACTTCGACAACTTCCGGGCTCCGCTGACTGTCGTTGCTACGCTCTACGGCCAGGATATTACCTCAGATATCCTCGACAGCGACGTAGCCTGGACCAGATACACCGAGAACAAGGCCGGTGAACAGAGAGTAACCAGCGACAACATTTGGGCACTCGAAGTCGGATCCAAGGCAGGCAAGGCTATCGTCCTGACCCAGTCAGACCTCTCCGTCGACAGCGAGGGAGTTCCGGCTAAGATCAGGTTCACGGCAACTGTTACACTTCGTGATGGTCTGGGCGATGAGGTCGCCCAAGATTCCATCACACTGGAATGTGTTTAAAAACATATAAACAATGAAATACAAAAGATTAGACATCAAGTACACGCCTCTGCAGGTACATTACTCCAAGTCCGTGTCAGGCAGCGTTCCGCTCGAACAGGCCTATGATGCTGATCAGGATGAGTATTCTCCTGATTACAGGCTGACGCCATGCGCCTTACTGCCGGTCATCAGCATCATTGACCGCGATGGCATACTCCCGAGTGGACGTGTCAACAGCGAGCTGACAGACATCGCCTGGTACAAAGTGGAAAACGGAGTGGAGGGCAATGCGCTGGTAACGACACCCAAGAAGCATGTCGTCACATCGTCAGGCAATGATGCCGGCAAACTGCTTTGGTATATCAACGCAGCACCGCAGAAGCCGATACTGCTCCGCTTCAAGGCGAAGTATCTGGACACCCGAACCAACGAGGTGCGCAATATTACGATGGACTACTCCATCAACTGCAAGAATGCGACCATCTACAAGCCGACGCTGCTGCTGTCAAGCGGTGACCGCTTTTATAATCCGCTCCGTGATACCGACAAGCAGGTCATCAATGCATCCCTGCGCCTCGGATCAGAGGAGTGCGCCAAGAACAAGCGCCAGTTCGTCTGGGAACTTCTCCGGAGTCGTGGACAGTTCTCCGCAGTTACTGCAGATGACCTGGAGATCAAGATATCCGATGATGGTGCATCCGTTACGCTGGACCGTTCTCTCATGGGCAAGCGCATCTGCATCAGATGCAGAGCCAGATACTCTGCTGCAGGCAATCCTGCAAGCGTAGAGCTCAACGATGCAACCCCATTTAAGATAGTCAACATCGTCAGGAGAATTCCGTTCTACGATTACGACATGATTGACATCGTAGACGAGGTGCTGCCAGATACCAAGCAGGTCAAGGCAAAGGCTACCATCTTCGACAATATAGGCGATATTGCAGACCCTACAAGAGAACTGCAGGTGCTCTGGTGGATGGCACCGAATAATTCGGTACACTTCGAGAATGCTGTACTCGTAGGCCATGGCATGACACCGAGTGTTTCTACAGAACTGCTGGATCCGAACAGGGGCTCCATCCTTGCCTTGGAGGTCAAGGATTTGGCTCCTTTGGCTCTGGCCATGGATGCAGACGGCAAGGTGTTCATGGATGCGGACGGCAATCCGTTTATTTTTCACTAATAAACATTTAAATATTAAATATGGAAAGATACATCAAGGCAAACCGCAAGGTCGTGGAGTTCCTCCAGCTGACCGAGGACAGAACAGAACTTCCAGACGGCAACTTCATTCTCTGGTGCCAGGACATCCTGCCGCTTGGGGATTCTATCATATTTGCGGAAACGCTGTCCAAGATTGGCGCTATCGCTATGGATGGCCAGACAGCCCGTAAGGAGCAGGACGGCGAAGTGTGCAACAAGCTGCCTGTTGCTATAGACAGCAGATTCATCATGAGAGAGGAGGCAAGGGATGAGTAGTGCTAGCAAATCAGTCAACATCACGTTCCTGCAGAAGATGGGCACATTCACGCCGTCTATCCAGTCTCCTGATGGGGATCTCTACCAAGAGTACCAGAAGAATGGAGAAGTCGTTACCGTCTATCCCGACTTCTCGCAGTCACAACCTAAGCTCTACTTCGTAGTCATCTCATCAAGAACTGCAGATGGTGTCACGACACCTGTTTCCATGCAGTTCTTCTTCAACGAGACTGAGATACCGTTCAACAGCGCAGGCAAATCAACCGGCCTCTTCGATGGTCTCTTCGAGATTATCAGACCAAGTGCATCGCAGTTCTACTGGGGGCTGAAGATATGCAATAACCTAGTAAAGGCATCAAATTATACTGCCATCAACATCAAGATGATCGGCAAGGTATCAGAGAGATCCAATCAACAGGAGATTACCGATAGTGTACAGGCTGTCTACGAGATACCGGTTGGCCCATATACAGGCGTAGCCTATCGTGTGACCATCAAGGCTCCAGAGAATGATACGCATAACTTCATTCTCAACAACAAGGATGACAGTTGTCAGCTTGAGGCTAAGGCAACGCAGGGCAATGATACCATTAAGACTGTCCTCTACTACAAGTGGTACCGTGCAACCAACAGCATCACTGGCTGGGAGCAGATTGCAGGAGCAAGCGGTAAAACCATTACAGTCAAGGCTTCTGAGGTCGATTGCACCCGTGAGTACATGGTAGAGGTCTACAATAACCAGGCCATGGGCAAGGACAATCTTCTTGGCTTCGACTTCGTTACGGTCATCGATGCGTCGGATCCGTTTGACATCGAACCGAACCCGACACCTGCCGATGAGACTATCAGTGGTGACGAGGATGGCAATGATACTGTAACCTATACACCGAGGTTGGTTGTAAGAGGCAAGTCGGAAGCGGTAGAATCGAAATTCTATTTCACTCTGAAGTCAGGTTCTGGTGTTGTCCTCAATACTGAGGCGTCACGCAAGCCTACAGTCCAGCTGAGTTCGTTCGCAGTGACGAGAGCAGACTGCATACACGCAGGATACGGCAACGTAGCATTAACAATTCAATCCGTTAAATAGCCTATGAGTGTTATCACAAGACTGATTAAGTTTCTCCAAGTCGGTGTCGGCATATCCAACGCTGACTTGGAATATGCAGAGTCAACAAGTCAGACAACTGCACCGACAGAGGGTTGGCAGACAACAGCGCCAAAGTGGCGCAAGGGCTACTATATCTGGAGCCGAACGCACATCTACTACACCGATGGCAATGAGAAGGTGTCCACGCCTATGTGTCTGTCTGTAGCAAGGAGCATAGACCGCATCGAGGAGTGCTACTACTCTTCCACATCTTCTACGGCCATCACCGGAGGTGCATGGGCTAAGGGTAAGTCTCCAGCGTGGGTGAGCGGCAGATTCATCTGGACAAAGTCCATCATCTACTTCACAGATGGAACCTCTACTGAGACTACTCCTATATGCTGTACTGGTGGACAAGGTCCGCAGGGCAAACCTGGAGAAAATGGCAAGGATGGTGCTGATGGAGCCGCTGGCAAGGATGCTATCAACATACAGATTTCAATGCCGGCTATCGTACACAAAAAAAGTCCATTCGCCGGCACGTATGCTGTTGACGTGAGAGCTTACAAAGCAGGAGTTGAATTAGCTAGTTCTGTCAAAGTGAGTGTTCCATCTAATTACGCCAGCTCTGTTAAGGCTAGTGTGATTAACAACGACAGAGGAAAGAGAGTTATTGTAGTGATAGGAGCGAATATTGATGTCAATACCAATTTAGCTTTAGCAGTCAAAGTCGAGAATGTTACATACGAGTATACGATACCTGTCAAGACAATAGCCGATGGCGAGGATGGCAAGAGAGGCGAAACCGGCGCAACGCTTCGCGGTCCTCAGTCTTGGAATAATTGCGGTATTGGCTATGACTTCCAGTGCGGTGCTTCCGGTGAGGAGTGGAAAGATGTCGTTATCTACAACAGCGGCTTTTACAGCTGCATCAAGAGTCACATCAAGTCTGAAACCAACTTCCCAGGCAGCGATGAGGACCAAAACAACCATTATTGGAGGCTTGGCAGCCCGATTGAAATGGTAATAGCCAAAATCATCTTGACTCAATATCAGCTTGTTGACAACCTGGGAGTCAAGGTCATCGAGATGAAGGATGAAAATGACAACATCATGTTCCTAGCAAAGGACGGAAAAGTTATCTGCAATGGAGGAATATTCCAGAATATTAGCGTCTCGGGTGATATCTCTGTCGGAAGACTGAGATACAACGAAAATACGGTTACTGATGGTACTAGTGTCATCAATGGCTCTTTTATCAGAGGTGGTGGTACCTATGTCCTACCGCACCTGAGCGATGGAGAATTCATGCGCATTGTGGTCTTCAATCCTATCATAACGCGCAGTACACCGCTAGCGACACTTAAGGGCGAGCAGGAAATGGACGCATTCATGGCGGCAGGCAGCAGTTTCTTCTTGAATAGAGAGGCTACCATAGGAGTTTATGGCTGGTGTGAACTAATCGGCACGAGTCAGAATGGTCACACAATTTGGGTATATAGTGTAGTAGAGAATAAACAAAATTAGAATAGTTAAATGGAAGGTAAGAAATTCAATTCCGTGGCGAAAGTCACAACCGTCAACAGCAATCAGAGAGTACTGCTGACAGACCAGAATGGCAATATCACTACCATCGGCATGGATGCCCTTAAGGCTGACCTTGCAGTCGGGCAGCATGCCTGGTGCGGCCGAGTGTGGAATACTGCCAATGCAACGCCTAAGGCGGCATCATACATTGGCTCACTTGAATTGCTGAAGGAGTTGCCATACATCCTCGGACTTGGCGCATACTTGGTCAAGAATGACCACAGCCGTAGGAAGCTCGACAGCAAGGATCACCACAGATATGCTAATGGTGAACCGGCAAGACTGGATGGTACAGAGGGTCACTATCAGTGGGGCTGGGGACGTAAATTCTACGTTGTCATCAAGGATATTGGCGGATTGCACTATGAGCAGATTGGCATCAAGCCAATACCAGGTGAATACAATCTTGAGATACCAATCGGCAGTCTTTCAGCAGCAGGCTTCGCTACTATTGAGCGTAGTACCGGACGCCTGGTTAGTTACATCAATGATGCGGCCAACTATCGTGGAGGCGACAACAATGCTACCTATGATGGCAAAAACAATACGTTGCTGGGCAGACCTGCTACCGCTATGACTACAGAGCAGTTCAGAGCTGCAGCGCGTAAGAATGGCAAGGGTTGGCTTTGCACAACCATGCGACATACATCCATTGTCGCAATTCTGTTCAGTGTCATCTTCGGTACTCATTATGATCAGGATGCAGTCAATGCCAACAAGGATGCCAACGGCCTCTTCCAAGGTGGACTCGGAACAGGCTTGACGCAGATGCCGAACTGGGAAACCTACAATGGTTGGCGACCAGTTGCACCAATGAGTGCAGGCATTGAACTTGGTGATTCATGTGGAGAAGCGACCTATGCCGTAAAAAATGATGCAGGGACAACGGTCTATAATGCCAAGATACCATGTTTCTTCGGTTTAAAAAACGGCTTCGGCAATCTATGGCGAATGATGGATGATGAGTTCTGCCAGGTGAATAGTGACATGACCATGACCCACCTTGTCGCTCCGTCTATTTACGGCTCATGGACTATCGGTAATGCTACAGGCATGAAGGCGTTGAGCAAGTCACCAGGTGGTGGTGAAGGATTTATCAAGACCTGGTCGATGGAACATCTGGAGAACTTCTGTACGCAGATTGGTGCAACTGAGTCAACCTATTCGACTAGTTATTTCTGGAATACGTCAAAAGCAACTTCCGGTTTTCGCCTGTGTCTTCGCGGTGGCAGCGCTAGCAATGGTGGTCGATGCGGTCTTTCGGCGCTCCGCGTGTACCATGCTGTCTCGGATTCCTCTGTGAACTACGGTGCGGCCCTCTGCGAAGCAGCATCCGAGTGGTCATTGGAACCAGTGTATTACGAGGCGGCCTAAAGTGTTCCGAGGTGTGCTGACGTGAGCAGGAGTGAGCAGGATTGACCAAGGTTCCCAAGAGGAGCCAAGGGCAATCCTGAGCACCCTGCGAGCGTAGCGAGCAAACCCTACCGCCCTTGGGCGGTCGATTTTTTTGAAAATTCGCTCTTTGACATTCTTTCATTCCGATTTTTTTCAGTACCTTTGCAGGCGGTTTTCAAACCAGGCTGTGATTCCTGCGCCGGTTTTCGCCTGTGTCTTCGCGGTGGCAACGCTAACAATGGTGGTCAATGCGGTCTTTCGACGCTCAACGTGAACAATGCTGTCTCGGATTCCAATGTGAACTACGGTGCGGCCCTCAACTTAATAAGATACTGCAGGTTAGTTTGCTTAGCTGCAGTGATTTCGGGAGTCAGGCCTTGCCTCATGGCAAAATATACACTTTAGCAGAATAGCTAGTAGATGATGACAATGGGTCATCCGGTCGAAAGTTAGGACATCATAAAAGCAGACAACAGACACAGACACCGACATTTATCAGACACCGACCTTTTTTATATACATAAAAATTTAAAGCAAGTGAAGAGGTTAGGTAACATTTCACAGGCGGTTGAGACTTTGCAAAATTTTCGTGAAGCATTTTTTGATTTTTCGAGGCACAAGAAGTCCCGTCTCTCAGTAAAAGCGTTTGAGGCAGAGTTTGAAGCAAATCTTCAAGCCCTGCTAAATGCATATGTTCATCAGACATGGCATACATCAGACTATGAGGCCAAGCCGGTTGAAAAACCCAAGCATCGCATAGTCAATAAGTTGCCTGTTGGCGATCATGTCATTCAGCATGCAGCCATGCACACCAGTGAAGATAAATTGAGAGCCAAGATTCCTTTCAACAGTCCAGCTGGTACCAAGGGTCGTGGCACGCATTTCTTCTACAAGATTATCAAGCAGGATATCTATACCTCGCCACAGAAGGAGACATTCTATTGCTTGCCCATGGATATACATCATTATTTCCAAAATGTTGAGCATAATCTGCTCAAGAGAGAGTACAGGTTGTATATCAAGGATCGCAAGCTACTTGCTTTCATCGACGAGGTCGTTGACAGCTATGCCAATGGCATTGTACTGGGCGTCAAGCTTACACAACTTTTGGGGCAACTGTTTCTGGCGAGGTTTGACTATCTCGCCATGCGGTGTTTCGACATACTCCAAGACCCCGAAAAACACGGTTATTGGCAGGCTCGCTACGTCACGGACATGCTCCTCACATGCCGCTCGGAGCAGCAAGCTATCGTTTTAAATGTGGGGGGGGGTAAAATCCCTCAATGAGCGCTTCGACCGTTTTTGCCGCGAGGGGCTCAAACATTATTATAGATTCATGGACAATTTCTTCATCATGCATGAAGATAAGGTCTTCTTACGCCTTATGGCGGAGCTTGCAGTCATGCACTTGGCTAGAGACTGGAAGCTGAGCATCAATAAGAGTTGGAATATTCATCGTACATGTGACGGCATAGACTTCTGTGGACAGAAGATCTTTGCCGACCATGCTCTTTTGCGCAAGCGCACCAAGCAGGCACTCTGTGCCCAGGTTGCAAGATTGCGCAAACGTGGACTTAGCGATGAACAGATCCGGCGCAAGGCAGCATCCAGGCTTGGCCTAGCCAAACACGCAGATACAAAAAACTTATTAAATAAAATCGGTATGAAAAAGTATGGTCAGATTGTGAAGGCTCGCAAGGGAGAGGTTCCCTTCGAGGGCATGAGAATGGCACAGAAGAAGCATCCAGGCGATATCCTGTGCCACAACATTGAGGACTATGACAAGTTCCTCATCCTCATAGAGGATTACAAGATAGATAAGTCGAGAGTCGACTTCAAGATGGAGCAGGTTGAAGAAGTTGATGACCAGGGCGTCAAGCACATAGTCACAAAGAAGGTGCCTAAGGACCGCCTCGCCATCCGCTTCCGTTTCATCGATCACGTCCGGAAGACAGGACAACTCGATGAACATGGCGATGAGATTGAGGAGCCAGTTTGGCAACCTGAGTCGTGGTGGCTCTTTACTGGCTCAGATATTCTGGTTGACCAGGCACGCAAGGAGTGGGAGCTGCTGGAAAAGGGATTCTACACCGTTGCAGCGGAACTCACCAACAAGTTTGGAAAGAAATTCTATAAGTTTATCTAGATGCACAAGAAATTTTATCTTTGCCGCATGTCATACTTGAGATATGACAGCAAGCATTTTCTTCTGTTCCTGAGTGAGCAGAAAGTAGAAAACTATCACCCAGACACCACCATGTCGGAGTCTGATGGCGATAGTGAGACAGTGACAGCCTACAGCTATGAGGGGACAGAGATTGACGGCTCCACTAAAATTGAGGCTGAGTCGGCAAGCTATCGCGAGTTCGTGAATGGTCTGGTTCGTACTAAGTACAGCCAGAGCGATGTCGAAGCCATCCTGTGCAACCATGGTGATGGCAACAAGGAGCACGAGACGGAGTACCTGACATTCCAGAATTGGCGAGAGCAGGCTAAGCAGATGGCCAAGGAACTGCTCGACCGTGATATCTCATAGTTTTCAGATACGGCAGGAGGGGGAATAGTCCTTTCTGCCGTATTTTTATATATCTTATATTATATGTACCTTTGTGCCAGATTTAATCAGGTACAGATATGCAGAGAAATACCAAGGATTGGATACACTACAGCTCTGCTGGCATAGTTCTGATTGCTGGCATTGTGCTCGTGTACATCAGCTTTTTTATGTCCCACGACGTCACGTCTAACGTCTTGTGGTACTTTGGGCAGAGTCTGGTTTACGTGGCAACCGTCTTTGGTTTCGCACTGACTTTTGACACCAGAGTTAAAGACATTATCAATAAATATTTCAACAACAAAAATGGCACGCAAGATTAAGAAAATTTTCGTTCATTGTACAGCAAGCCGACAGTCATGGTCTGTCGATGCCTTGCTCAAGGAGTTCCGAGACAAAGGCTGGCATTATCCAGGCTACCACTGGGTCGTTACCGCAGATGGCAAACGCACGCAGCTCATGACCGAAGACCTGCCGTCCAATGGAGTCAAGGGGCACAATTTCGATTCAGTCAACGTTGCGTACATGGGTGGAATATCCCGCACAGGCAAGGCTATCGACAACAGAACAGAAGAGCAGAAGGCTGGACTTCGTCAACTCTTGAAGGAGTTGCGCCAACGCTACCCTGATGCCAAGATCATGGGACATCGTGACATCTCGCCTGACAAGAACAAAAATGGAGTGGTCGATCCATGGGAGCGCATCAAGGAATGTCCATGCTTCGATGCCATTCCTGAGTATGCTGACATCTAAAAAACTAGGATTATGCAGAAACATCTCAAGTCAATCATCATGGCCATATCGGTGATATTGGTCATCATCGCCTGCTTCTGGATTTTTGACCATCGACAGCAGCAAGCGGAGCAGGAACTGAAAGAACAGCTCAATGGGCTGAAACTTCAGTATGCTCCAGCCGAGCGAGACACCATCCGAGACTCTGTCACAGTCATCACGCAGCAGGTGCTGCAGATGAAGGAAGAGGAGTACAAACTTCAAGCCTACGACCGCCAACTGCTCCATGACCTGGACATTCGTCTTGGCCAGGTCATGGCAGACCAGCGCACGAGTCTGAGTACTGCTGATACGGTCAAGACTGACCGCAGCGATTCAGTCTATACCTACAGCGACCGATGGCTTAGTCTCCGTCTCAACACGGCAGACTCCATCTTGACATACAAGGCGAGAGACAGCCTCCAGACCATCGTCTACAGGCAGTACAAGCACAGATTCCTCTGGTGGCGGTGGGGTACCAGAGGCTATGATGTCAAGGTCATCAACTTCAATCCCCATTCCAGCATATTATATAACAGCTATATACAAGTCACCCGATAATGGCAAGACAAGAGGTATATACAACAGTCATCAAGCTTAACTCTGAGGAGGCAAAGAACCGACTCAAAGAGTTAGAGGACAGAGTCGCTCGTCTGAAGAAGGCAAAACAAGATGCCTTCTCGGCGGGCGATTCCCGTTTAGGCGCATCCCTCGCAAAGGATCTGAAGGCCGCAGAGCGAGAGATGAAGCAATTCAAGAACTCGACCATGAGCGTCAAGGAGACGCTCGAAAATTTGTCAAATGCAAGTCTCGGACAGCTCGAGAAAGCAGCCCGACATCTGAAGGGTCAGATGAAGGCGGCATCTGATCCGTCAGACTATGCCAAGCTGGAGAACCAGCTGAGCAAAGTCAAGGAGCAGATGTTGCAGCTGAAGGGGGCGACCCGCAAGGCTGATGAAGAAGCGCATCGAATGACTGCGACCTTGTCTAATCTGAAGCATGCTTCTCTCAACGACCTCAACTTCACATCAAGCAAGCTGAAGTCGCAGATGGCTGATTTCGACCCTCAGTCAACCATGTACGCCTCTAGAGCAGCCCAGCTGAAGCTGGTGGAGGCTGAACTGGAGCGCATACATCAGAGTGAGCGTAAAGTCGTTACTCTGATGCAGCAGTATGACAAGGAGATAGAGGAGACCAACATCGATATCAAGGAGACCAAGCGGCAGATGCAGCTTGTCAACCGCACCATGTCGAACCTGAAGACATCATCAATCCGTGACCTCGAATTCTCTATCAAGGCCATCAATCAGCAGATGGCTGGTATGGACCGAGGTACCGAGAAGTTCAAGCAGATGCAGCTGCAAGCGAAGCAGCTGAAGGCTGAGCTGCAGGTTGTCAGAGCCGAGGGCGTAGCTCAGGAATCCTGGATCAAGAGGTCTGCTGATACCTTCAACCGCATGCAGGGCCTCGCCATCAGCGCCATCGCTGCTATATCAGGCATCACATTCACCGTCAAAAAATGCGTGGAGGAATATGCCAAGATGGACGACGAGATGACCAATGTCAGAAAATATACCGGTCAGGCGGCTGATGAAGTGGAGCGGATGAATGAGGATTTCAAGAAGATGGACACCCGAACTCCTCGTCAGAAACTCAACCAACTGGCAGAGGATGCCGGTCGATTGGGCATCACGTCAACAGCTGCCATCGAAGAATTCGTCGATGGAGCCGATAAAATCAATGTCGCACTCGGTGATGACCTCGGAGACAAAGCAGTCTCACAGATTGGCAAGCTGGCGCAGATGTTCGGTGAGGACAAGACCAAAGGTCTGAGAGGAGCCATGCTCTCTACTGGATCTGCCATCAACGAGCTGGCGCAGAACTCTTCTGCTTCAGCTGGCTATCTCGTTGACTTCACTGCGCGTGTAGCTGGTGTCGGCAAGCAGGCAGGCTTCACCCAGGCGCAGATCATGGGTCTCGCATCAGTCCTCGACCAGAATATGCAGCAGGACGAGACGGCTGCTACTGCAGTACAGAATCTCCTTGCTAAAATGTTCCAGGACTCAGCTAAGTTTGCAAAGATTGCAGGACTCAATGTCAAGGAGTTCGCCAATACCTTGAAGAAGGATGCCAATACCGCCTTGCTTCAGTTCCTGGCAGCTATGCGTTCCAAAGGTGGTTTCGCAGAGCTGGCACCTATGTTCGAAGAGATGAAGATGGATGGCTCGAGAGCGACCGGTGTACTCACCGTCCTCGCTGATAAGCTCGATGATGTCAAGACTGCACAGCAGTTGGCCAACGATGCATACGAGGAGGGAACATCCGTCATCAATGAGTTCAACACGCAGAACGAGAGTGTTCAGGCGCAGCTAGACAAGGCTGGCAAGAAGTTTCTGGATCTGTCAATATCACTCGGTGAAAAGCTATACCCAGCTGTCCGCCTCTGTCTGTCAACGGCAAGCATTACTGTTCGCATACTCTCAGAGGTCGTTGACTTCGTCATCAAGTATCGTACTACGATTCTTGCCCTCACGGCAGCTATCATCGCACTGACCGTTGCAGAATCTGCACACGTCATCAAGCTGAAGGCGATAGCCTTTTGGAACAATATTGTGATTGCTGGCTCCAAAAAACTGTGGGCAGTTTTAGTCGCTCACCCATATATGGCTGTAGCTGCTGCAGTTACGGCATTGGTTGCAGTTCTGATAGACCTCAACCGTCAATCTGATACTGCAGCAAGAATTTCCAAAGAACTCAATGACATCAGAGAGGAGGCACAGAAGGAGATTGTTGAGGAGAAGACCAAGCTCGAGAACCTACGCAAAGCTGCGATGGATGAGACAAGGTCGCTCAATGAGCGATATGCGGCAATCAGCGAGCTGAACCGCATCGTACCAAACTACAATGCCACTATCGACAAGACAACCGGTAAGTATAGAGAGAATAAGCAAGCACTCGATCAATACATCGCATCACTCGCACATCTCTATGAGGTGCAGGGAGCAAAGAAGCGAATTCAGAAGTTATCAGAAGACAAGGTGGACCTGGAGCTGAAGAAGCAAAAAGTGCAGGAGCGATACGATGATGCCAAGAAGGCAGGTTTTGGCTTTTCATACTCATCAATCAGTGGAGCGACTGGTAATACTCGCATAGATGCCAGCAGACATCTCAAATCTGAGCTTGATGATATCAACTCTGCATTGGCTGAGAAAAATAAAATTTTGTCCACAATCACAAAAGTCTATGGCAATGATATTCAGAGCCAGGAGGTGCAGAAGGTCATCGATAACAACAAGAACAATGGTGGTGGTTCAAGTGGAGTGTCTGAGAAGGAGCGCAAGGCTCGCGAGAAGGCTGAGAAAAAAGCTGAAGCTGAAGCTCGCAAGCGTGAGGCTGAAGCCAAGCGCAAGCAGAAGCAGGCTGCTGATTCCATCAAGGCTGAGACCAATCAGCTTTTGGCAGAGAATGCCAAAGCTTATGCGGAGGGTACCAAGAACTACCAGCAATTCGTGGATGATCGTCAGTCAATACAGTTGAGTGGCTTCGAAAAACTGAAGCAGCTCTATGGTGAGGAGAGCAATGAGTACAAGCAGTTACTTGACAACCAGGTCAATGTTGTCAAGCAGTATGATGCTGCCATCCAGAAGATGAATGAGCAGACCATTGAGCGTGAACGCCTCCAGAAGGAGGCTAGCATCAAAGCGCAATATTATGATGTCAATTCGAAAATCTATCAGAATGATACCGCTCTCAATGAAGCCCTATATAAGAATGATGTCGAAGCAATGAAAAAACGTCTTGCCCTCTACAAAGACAGAGAGGGCAGCGAGGAGTGGCTGGATCTGAAGGCTGAGATGGAACAGGCTGAGCTCGACCACCAGCTGCAGATGCAGGAGTCATACCAGAACCAGCTGCGTGAACTCCGTCAGCAGTTTGGCAAGCAAGACTTGCAGGCACAGGAGACCATGTACCTCAATGGCCTTGACAATCTCTACAAGCAGGGATTAATCAAGGAGGAGGAATATCAGCAGATGAAGTTGGAGATAACCAAGCAGTTTGCTGCCCAGAGAGCGCAGATTGATGCTGATGACCATGGAGCAGGTAGCGCTCAGCTGAAGATTAATGATAAATCTTCTGAGATGGTCAACAGCGCCAGGGCTGCTGCAGGTGAGTCCCAGTCGACCAGCAATGCAACTCTGGGTGGATACTTCTCCTCACAAGTTGAGAACTATCAAAACACCATGGAAAAACTGAAGGAGTTGTATGGCAGCGACAAGCAGAACCATGCTGCATACATGCAGGCGAAAGCGCAGGTGACAGCCAACTTCCTCGACAACATGGTGCAGCAGACATCTGCAGCATACAACGGCATCAACAACATTCTTTCTTCTGCGTCAGCATACGCTCAGGCATGCTCAGACCTGGAGCAAGCCAAAATCTCCAAGAACTACGAGAAGCAGATTGCTGCAGCTGGCAACAACTCAAAGAAAAAGAAGAAGTTGGAAGAGAAGCGTGACAAGGAGTTAGCCGCAGCAAAGTCTAAAGCAAACAGGAAGTCCATGAAGATTGAGATCGCTCAGGCAATCGCATCAACCGCTATGGCTGCCATCAACGCATACTCTTCTGCTGCCAGCATCCCTGTTACAGGTTGGGTTATGGCACCAATCGCAGCCGGCATGGCAACCGCAGCAGGTATGCTGCAGATTGCAACAATCAAAAAGCAACACCAGGCAGAGGCAGCAGGTTACTACGAGGGTGGTTACACCGGTGGCAACCGCTACCGAAAGGAGGCTGGAGTTGTGCATGAAGGCGAGTTCGTGGCTAATCACAATGCCGTCAACAACTCATCCATCCGTCCGGCTCTTGACCTCATCGATAGGGCCCAGCGCACCAATACAGTTGGCTCGCTGACCGCTGATGATATCACACGTTCTCTGGGACAGGGTAGCAGTACCGTGGTGGCTCCTGTAGTCAATGTTAATAATGACAACACCGAAGTACGCCAGTCCCTCGATGGTGTCAATGCAGCCGTCAGCCGTCTGACACAGACTCTTGATGATGGCATTGAGGTCGAGGTTCCGATATCTGGTCGTAGAGGTCTGCACCGCAGACTGCAGGATTATCAGCGCATTTTAAACAATAAGTAGTGGAATATGATAACATGCATCATCAATGGCCATAAGGCCTATCCCATTTCTACATCATCCATCAAGGTGGCATACGCAAACCAGTATGTCACCGATGACGGTGAGTACACCTATGACATCACCTTCCCCATGAATATCCTGGAGAACCGTGTCATATTCAAGAATGTCTCACGATTGGAGGTCAAGAAGAACGTCGCCAAATACGATGACTGCAAGCTGTTCTGTAATAGCCAGCTCATCATGAGCGGTGTCGGTACCATACTCTCCGTGAATGAGAAAGAGATCAAACTGCAAATAGTCGGAGGCAAGTCCCGCATCAAGTTCAACGACCGCATGACCAAACACTACATCGATGAGCTAGACCTGGGCATCGCAGATGCACCAGGCAAGAAAGTAGAAAAACAGAGCACAAAGTTCTACGACTTATCCAAAATTGTAGATATCTACACCCTAAGTGTGGATAAGTCAGAGTTCTTGGGTTGTGAGGGGAAATGGTGCTACATGCCTGCTTATGACGAGACCAATGAGCTTATAGCCAACTTCGTTGGTGTTGACCGTACCGGTCATTTCGTTGGGCATCTAAGCGCATTTCTGACTAACGCAGCAGTGCAGCCGAACCTCATGTATCTATTCAAGAGAGTTGTAGAGATTGAAGGATATAAGCTTATACGCAACGACTATGACTGCAAGCCATGGAACCAGCTCTATGTAGCATCAGCATTCAAGTCTCGAGAACTGCGCAGAGCGTTGCCGCATTGGTCAGCATACACATTCATCGAACATTTCCGCAAGTTCTTCAATGCCTCCATCTTCTTCGATGAGATTCAGAAGACATGCAGCGTCATCAGTTCTTCAGAACTGAACACAGCCGATTCTGTTGAGATTGAACCGCTCGACGAATATTCCACAGACTATGACGAGGATGGCTCCTTCAGTACTTCATCCACAGCCAACCTAGAGTTCAAACTAGATGATTCCGTCAATAGAGGTAACTATGAAAGCATCTCGAAGAAGGTGTTCAGCAACTTCGAAATAGTCAAGAGCTTGGAGATTCTTGGCGAAAGCAACCAGTTTGCATCAACCACAATGTCGTGGAGCGAGAAGAAAAAACGCCAGACCATCATCGAGAACTTCGGCAGCTACTACATATATATTGGGGAAGATAAAGCCAGAACTTGGGAATTGGCTGGGTACTGGTCACCGCTAATCAGAGACAGAAATTCTGATGATTACGTTGACCTGTGCATCTCTCCAGCTGCACAGCTGGTAACTGATGTTAACTTCAGAACATGGGCGCTCGAAGGCGACTACACGGAGAAGCGATGCATGCTGTCTGTCACTAACACAAAGGAGGCTGACGCTAAAAAATGTGACACCGATGAAGATGGACTTAACTATGTATCTGTCCAGGATGCAATCGATGACGAGTCATCCATGGACAACAGCGAAGCAGATGAAGAAGTCATGAGCGTATTCTTCATATTAGCTGGAAGAGTGCAGGCATACGATAAACCGTATGGCAAGATAACAGAGGTAGGCAGAAGATCTAGGTGGCCTATGTTCATGACCGATTATCGAATAAATTCCGAATATCGGTATGTGGGTGTTGGAGCGAATATAGTGGATTGTGAGCTATTCTCGTTGAGTCTGAATGCAACCAATTCAGGTTCGATATCACTTGCCAAATTCCATGATTCAGTTATCAAAATTGATAACCGAAACTGCATGGAAGTCAAGTTCAAGTCAGATGACATACCTGACCCATCCAAGATTTACATCATCCGCAACAAGAGATTTGTGTGTGAGAAGATAGAGATGGAGGTCAAGGACGATGCCATCGAGCCAGTTTACACAGGCTATTTCTATATGCTATCATAATATATAATAAGGTGGGGAGCAGTTGGCTCTCCACCTTATTATATTATAGGATACCCTGATAGTTCTTGATATACTCATTCGCCTTCTGTATATCCTTAGGCGTATAGATGTCTGTGATGAGGATTGATGAATGCCTTGCCTGATCTCTGACCGACAAGACGTCGGCATTGGCACGAAGCATGTTGGTGATGCCTGTGTCTTTCAAGCTGTAGAACTTGAAGCGAGGTGAGAGCTTCAGTTCCTTCCTCAGGACCCGAGTCCAATAGTCTCTGAACATTTTCTCGTTCTTTCTTTCAGGTCCTGGGCAGAACCCGTCAGAGAAGAGGTAGTCCTGCCCAGGGTGTGAAAATATGTTGAGTTCCATCATCAGCTTGATGACGTGAGTCGGCAGGGTGATTACTGCATCATTTCCATTCTTCGTGTTCTCACCATGCAGACTTATGGTCTGAGTCTTGACATGGATATCGCAGATTCTGAGATAGGACATCTCACGAGGGCGGATGAAGAGATAGTGGATGATTTCGCAAGCCAGCAGATAGTGCTTGTTGTGCTCCAGCAGGTAGTCTCTGATGAGCTGCA